GCCCAAGGACGGCTTCGACACCTCGACCCTCAAGGGCAAGGGCGCACAGCTCACGCTCGTTGAGGATCAGCGCGGCGACAAGACCTACATCAACATCGGCACGATCTCCGAGGTCATGGACGAGCTGAAAGGCAAAGTCCCGAGCGTCGAAGACTTCGGCACCGATGCCGCCAACGACAACAGCGGAGCGGAGATCCCGTTTTGATTATGGCCGCAAGAAACCCTGACCTCACCAAGCAAGGCTATCGTTGCTTCGCCGGTCCCTACTCGTCCAACGAAACGTGGATGATGGAAACCGTCGTGGCTGACGCCCGCGAAGCCAACAAAGAAACACAGATTTCCCACACCATCAGTGGAGCGTGGGTCTGGCAACGGAGTAAGCGTCCGTAGTGGTAACAGCGGGGGCCGTCGTGTTCCGGCCCCCGCAACCACCCAAAGTTATGGCAATTTTATCTGAATCGAAATCCGTAGACGGCGGCCACTGGTATCGGCCAGACGGCACCCCCTGCCACCAGCTTCCCAAGAAGGACGGCAGCGGACTCAAATCAACAACTCTTGCGGACGCAAAGAAACTAAGCCTTCTCCCTAGTGTCACTGGCTACACAAGCATCGTTGATAAACCGGCGTTGCTTAATTGGAAGGCGACGCAAGTAGCACTGGCGGCATTTGAAAACCCGCCGCAAGAAGACGAGACCGTTGAATACTTCTGCGAGCGGGTCATTGGCGCGAGCAAATCCGAAACCGTCGCCGCGCAAATTATTGGCACACAAGTCCACAAAGCACTTGAAGCCCTGCTGACCGACGGGCCAAGCGCAGTGCCCGAGGGGATGTGGCCTTATGTTTCTCCAGTGATGGAGTGGAAGCAAAAAAACAAAATCACTTATGACGCAATCGAGGTTGTTTTGGTCAACCATGAGCACGGCTATGCCGGCACTTGTGACGCTTTAGCCCACGACACTGGCGGCAACAGGCTGGTCATTGACTACAAAACAAAAAAGACAAAGGCGGGGCAGAAAATCACGCCATACGACACACAGGGCATGCAGCTCGCAGCTTATGCTGTTGCCAAGTGGGGCGAAGATGCGCTGCACAGCGTCCACGGTTACAACGTCTACATTAGCAGCACGCAAGTTGGCCGCGTCGAGGCTTACAAGCACGACAGCCTTGTCCCGCATTGGGAAGCCTTCAAGGCCGCCTGCATCTTGTGGCGCCACGTCAAGGGCTACGACCCGAGACAGCCGGCGTTCAGCACACTCAAGGAGGCGGCATGACAAATCCAGACACCGAAGCCAAGGAGACTGCCCGCGAAGAACGTGAGGCAAGCAGCTACGAGGACATCCAAGAGTCCTGCCGCGACAAAGAAGCCGCCGACCGAATAGGCGGGCACTTCTGGGCAAACATCTAAAGACATGAAAAAGCCCCGCCGCGCCATCGTCAGCGAACCTCTCTACGGGACCAGCATAGAAGTCTATGCCAACTACCCGCAGAAGGTCGCGCTGCGCCGCTGCGCCAAGGTGATGGATATGGACGCCGATGACCCGGCGAACGCCCCCGATGACACGGCGGCGGGCTGGTGCATGAGTCATGGCGGCTGGGCTTTGATCTGGATTGAGTCATACCCCGAGGATCAGTCCTCGCTGCCGCACGAACTCTGGCACGCCATCCACGGCTTCACCCGCCACATCGAGTCCGGCGACGAGGAGACCGGCGCCTATCTTATTGGACACTATGACCCGCGCATCCGCGCAAAACTGAACAAAAAACCATGAGCATCAAATACAGAGGAGAAACATTCTCCGGATACAACAAACCCAAACGCACCCCGGACGGCCCCAAGAAGTTTGCCGTGCTGGCCAAGTCAGGAGAACAGACCAAGTTAGTCCGCTTCGGCGACCCAAACATGTCGATTAAGAAGGATCAGCCCGCCCGCAAGGCCAGCTACTGCGCCCGCAGCGGCGGCATCAAGGGCACGGGCGACAAACTCTCGGCCAACTACTGGAGCCGCAAGGCATGGAGTTGCTAATGAAAAAGGGACTCTACGCAAATATCAACGCCCGCAAGGCCGCTGGCACCAGCCGGCCCAAGAGCAAGTCAACCGTCAGCCCGAAGGTTTACTCCGACATGAAAGCCAAGCGCGGAGGGTTCAAGGCCAAGTGAGCGACACACCAGAAACAGACGCTTTTATTGAGGCGTTAAATGATGACTGGGACTACGAATTTGCCGCGCTTACTACCCATGCTAAGAAGCTAGAACGCGAGCGGGACGAGGCGCGTAAGGCACTGCATGAGATTGCTTCACTAGACACCTCGCAAGACGCCAGCCCGCAGCAGTGCGCCGCCGTTTTGCTGGCAATGAACGCACTAGAGCAATGACCTTCACCCCGCTCGTCATCACCACCATCTGCTACGCCATAACTTCGGCGGGCTTTTGGCGCGAGGGCAACGCGGGTCTCGCCGTGGCCTTTGCGGGCTATGCGTTTGCCAACTTTGGCTTCCTTTACATCACCGTAAATGGCCAGCCCTGACATTATGGAAAAGTATCGAATTATGACACCGGAGATTGAGGCGATAGACCAAGAGATCATGCGCCTCAAATCATTGCGCGCCAGCATGGTCGCCAAAGCAGCCAAGCGCAAAGCCGATGCCTTGTGCGAGGAGATGAGGAAGCGCAAGGGCAAATGAATTTTCAAGCAGCAGTCAAAGGTATTGCGCCGGCAGGAGGCATTCGCCCCGCTAGTCACATAACCGCCAGCTTCGTAAGCGCAACAAAAGCGAAGCCTGCTGCCCATATTTTATGATCCACGAATTTGCCCGCACCTTCCCCGTCTGGACGCCGCACGGTTACGGCTGGCCGATCTATGTGCAGGCTATGAGCGGATTCGCCAATGACATCTGGTGCGTGGCCGCCGAAGACGGCGGGCATGTGCGGCACTACCGCTCGGATCAGATACAGGTTTTGCCCAATGGGACGTTGGATATTGAAGACAATGAGAGCGTGGATTGACCAACTGGCCGACGAGTGCGACTACGACCTCACCGTCATGGACGGCTTCGATGATTGCATTGTTGGCATCGTCGAGCGATGCACCATGGCGCCGATAGTCTGCTATGACCGCGAAAAGGTTATAGCCGCACTCATGCGCGACGGTATGACGTGGGAAGAAGCCGAGGAGTATTTTGAGTTCAACCAGATGGGCGCGTGGGTCGGCGACAGCACGCCATGCTTCTTGATTAAAGATCCCGACGCTTCTGACGCCTAACCAGCACACATCCGCACACATGAACGTCTCCCTCAACCAAAACGAAGTCCTTGTCTCGACCTACATAGGCTCTCGCCGCAATGCCGAGGCATCCTTCCGCAAGCGTGCTCCGCGTTTCCCCGAGAAGACACCGGGAGAACTGTGGGGCTTCCACATTGAGGCCGCACACGCCGAATGCGCCGTGGCCAAGTTGCTCGGGCTTTATTGGGGCTTTGGTGTGAACACGTTTCACACGCCCGACATTACCGGGACGAACTATGAGGTGCGCTGGTCGCAGCGCCCGAACCTCAAGGTCCGCCCCGATGACTCAGGCATCGTGATTTCGGTCAGCGGCAAATCGCCCGACTACGTTGTCCATGGGTGGATCAATGCCGAGGACGCCAAGCGCGACGAGTGGAAATGCGCGTCACCGCCTCCGTGCTATTTCGTGCCGCACGACAAGTTGCGTCCAACAAGCGAATTGCTGAAGCGCCAATGACTTTGCGCAAAGGATGAAAAAGCGTTTAACAACGAATAGCTCCCGTGTCTCGCGGGCGCTGGGTTGCGCCACTCGCTTGGAAACCCAATGCGCGGTGGCGGCACTGGGGGGTGCTGCCACCACTTCTTTACGATGAGCGAAAAGAAATCCACTCCCCGCTCCCGCTTCACGCCGACTGCTCATCCGGTGATGAAGCTGCCGCCCAAGGACGTGCTCTTGGCTATCGGGCCAGAGAAGGGATGGGATCTGTTGCTCAAGCGGGAAGAACTAATCTTAAAGGAAAAAGTAGATCCTTATAGATACGGCTACCGCCCACCGATCTGGAACAAGGCCAGTCAGCTACTGGAGGACAACCGCGAATTGCTCGTCATGGGCGGCAACCGCTCCGGTAAGACTGAATGGGCCGCGCGCGAAGTGATCCACAGATTGTATCACAAGAAACAATCCGTGGCGTGGTGTTTCCAGACCACCGCCCCCAACAGCATTGAGATGATGCAACCCCGCGTCTTCAAATATCTGCCGGCCGACTGGCGGCAGGCGCGCAAGGGCACGGTCACGAACATCACTTACTCGGTGAAAGGTGGCTTTACCGAAAACAAGTTTGTCGCACCGAATGGCAGCCAGTGCATCTTCCGCAACTACGCACAGGACATCAGCACCATCGAAGGCGGCGAGATTGACATAGCATGGTGCGACGAGTTGGTGCCGCTGGACTTCTTGGAGACCTTGCGCTTCCGTCTGCTCGACCGCAACGGTGTGCTCATCGTCACCTTCACCCCCATCGAAGGCTACTCGCCCACGGTAAAAGACTACCTCACCGGCGCCCGCAACGTGGAGGAGTGCGATGCGGAGTTGTTGCCCAAGTTTGAGGACAACAAAGGCGAGAAGGTCATCGTCGGCTACGAGAAGGTGCCCATCGTCCAGACAGGGCGCAAGGGCCGGCCGATCATTTACTTCCAGACCAAGAACAATCCGTGGGCCGGTTGGGAGCGCATGCAGCAGGAGCTACGCAACGAGACGCGCGAGAAGATCCTCTGCCGCGCCTATGGCGTTCCGACCCGATCCATCAACAACCGCTTCCCGCTATTCAACGACAAGGTGCACGTCATCAAGCATGAGTGGATTCCCAAGGAAGGCACCCGCTATCACTTTGTCGATCCGTGTTCCGGCAGGAACTGGTTTATGATTTGGGCGCTGTTCGACAAGGCCAACCGCTGCTTCATCTACCGCGAGTGGCCCTGCCCCAACGAGTATGTCGAAGGCGTTGGCTACCCCGGCATGTGGGCCGAACCGGACGGCAAGAAGGCGGACGGACGCCAAGGTCCCGCGCAGAAAGACTTCGGCTTCGGCTTAGAGCGCTATGTCGAAGAAGTCCGCAACGTCGAGAACGGCGAGCGCATCTTTGAGCGCTGGATGGACAGTCGCTACGGCAACGCCCAGACGCTGGCCAAGGAGCGCCCCACCACACTCATCGAGGAGATGAGCGACCTCGGCATGGATTTCACCGCCACGCCGGGAGACACGATTGATGAAGGTGTCGGGCTTATCAATGACTGGCTGCACTACAACACGCAGAAGCCGCTCGATGCACTAAACCAGCCCAAGCTCTACATCTCCGAGAACTGCCAGAACCTAATCTGGTGTATGAAAGAATGGACAGGTGCGGACGGGAATAAAGGCAGCTCAAAAGATCCCGTAGATTTGGTCCGCTACTTGGTTCTTTCCGGCTGCAACAACATCGAGGGCGACATCCTGCGCCCGCGTGGAGGCGGGAGTTACTAATGGCGCCCACCGGCATAGTTCCCCCACCCCCGCGCGTCCGCCCATGGCGAGGCCGCAGCAAAGAGCCGCCGCGCTGCGGCGTGTGTTCCAAGCAACTTCGCATCGAGGACATCCATGGCGTGGACGAACAGCTCGGCCCCATCTGCCGAGAGTGCGGCCCGCACGTCATCGTGGCGAACAGGGCCATGTATCCTTTCTGGATCTAACCATTCGCCATTTACGAATACCGAATATGACTATGTTCATCAAAACCAAAACCATCCCAATCGACCGCTACACAGTCGGCGAAGACTTTGACCGCGAAGGCGCCCTCGGCTTCTCCCGCGAACAGGCCCCGCCGGCATTCCTCGCCGTCATACTCAAGCTGCAAGACCGCATTGCCGATGCGTCAGCGCTTGTCTCCACCATGGCCACGGCCAAGGAGGGTGGCTACCTCGCACACGCCGCCGGCCAGCTTAATGCCTTGCAGGAATTGTGGGATGACATTGAGGCGACGAGGGCAGAAGCCGCAAAGATCAACTGATCTTCGCGTATTGACACCGCATACATTGTGTGCTATGTGTGAGGATAGAGAGGCGTATCGCGCTTCACTCCGGTTCTAACGTCCCGGTTCCCCCCAGACGTTTGGCGCACCTCTTAGGGGTTTTA